CCGGACCTGCTCGATGAACGCGCCGATAATCGAGGTCACTTCGTCTGCTTCCAGGTCAGCCCTTGCGTCATCGCCTTCTCGACGCGGGCGTTCAGCGCCTTGGCCGAGCGGGCCATGACGGCATCGAGCGAGGGCCGCGCCTCAAGCACGCGCGAACCTGCGCCATGCTTCGCGCGGCGGGATCGTTTCGTGCCAGGGCCGCCGCCTTGCGCGCCGGCTTCGAGAAACAGCGCGTAGAACGCCCGCTCGCGGACCGCGAAGCCCTCGCCGGACGGGTACACGTAGGTTTTGAGACTGCCGCGCAGGGTGTTGGTCACGCGGACCGGTGGTTGTCCCGGCGCCGAGGCGCGGTAGCCCGTGCCGGGCTTGTAGCCGCCGCGATACTTGCCGCCGCCCATGCCGCGATAGACGCGGCCGGACCCCGAGGACTTGTTGATCAGCCGCGACGTCTGCGTGCGGATATCGTTGCCCGCCGCGCGCATCAGCTTTTTGAGTTCATGCTTGTCGAGCGCGACGTTGCCCCAGTTGGTGACGGTCAGCTTGAGGTCGCTCACCAAAGTCCCCAGCGCGGCCCGCCGATCGCGCCCACGAGCAGCAGGATGATCAGCACGAGCAGCACGAGGCCAAGCGGGTTGCCATAACCCCAGTATTGCGTGCGATAGCCCCACCCACCGCCGAGCAACAGCACGAGAAGAACGATGATCAGAATGGTGGTCATAGCGGGTTGATCCCAGGCGGCGCGGCGGCGGCGCCGTCATACGGTTCGGTCAGCAACGCGTTCCGTGTGCCGTCACCATCGTCCGACGTGGTCCGGCTGTGTTCAAGTTCGCATTCCATCTGGAGAAACCGCTTGCGGCCGCCGACCTCTTTCGTCCGCCGCACCCGGTAGAGTTCAGTCCGCATGTCGCCCGTATCGGGGCGGGTCGTGGAGCGCACCACGACATCGATCGTTTCCGGGTAGTCCTGCCAGCGGATCGTGATCATGTGCGTGATCGGCGTATCGACCTGGGTGCTCTGGTAGAAGGTGCTCGCGTAGCTCGGCTGAATGTCGGCGTGGACGGTGGCGACCGGCACCAGGTGCTCGATCAGCGCCATGTCGGAAGCCGGCGTCTGGTCGCGACGGTAGAGGGTCACGCGCCAGCGCAGCGCCCCGATGCCTGACGAACCGTTTAGCTGGCCGGTCGGGTTATCGGGCATTTTGTTTCATCCGGCGAACGTCCACAGGCGGTAGGGCCACATAAGCGCCTTCGCGGCGGGCGGCATATCGGCGGTCACGTCGCCCCGTTGCTCGTAGAGGAACGCGGTCAGCAGCAGGATCGCGGAGCGGATCGGCGCCGGCACGGCGGCGGGATCGGCGGCGTCATAGCCGGAGGTGTAGTCGATGATCATGGATTGCTGCGGGATACGCGGCAGCAGTTGCGGCTTGACCGCGACATAGGCGGGCTCGACACCGAGGTTCACGTCGTAGTCGGCCGGGTCCGCCACCGTCATGTCACCGAGCGCGCCCCAGGTGATCTGCTCGACGGAAACCGTCGGCGCGCGCGGCAGTTCGATCGGCCGTTTGACCAATGGCGGCCAGTTGAGCGGGAACACGATCAGCGATTGCGGCACCAGCGGCGTCGCGGTCGGCGGCGGCGCCCAGGTGACCGAATAGCGCAACACCTGCGTGAACAGCGCGCGGTTGAGCCACGTTTCGGCCCAGGTCCGCGCGGTGGTCACATACATCGCCACGAGCGCGTCGTCATAGTCCGCGTCGATCCGGCAATGCTGACGCGCGAGGGCGATCGTCACCGGCTCGGTCGCGGGCGCCTCGATCACGCGGAGCGAGGCATACACGCTACTTGCGCACCGTCGCCGCCGGCATCGCCCGCGCCGCCGCCGGCGGGTCCTCGGCGGCCGCCGCGGGCCCAGGCGGCACCAGCAGGTCGAGCGGCTCGGCGAGGCGCCGCGCGTGGAGGTCGCGCGCGGCGTCGAACGGGACCGCGATCGTCTCGCCGGCCATGTAGTGGTGATAGCGCCGGAGCGTTCGCATCCGCACCAGCGTGCCCGGGGCCGGCTCGCTCATCGCCGCCGCCTGCCGTGCTCGGCGTGTTCCGACTCGGCGGTGGCGGCCGAGCCGGCGATCGCCACGCCGTTCGACGCCGGCGCGGCGGTCGCGCCGTTCGCGTTCGTGGCGGTGACCACGCACGCGATCGTCGTCCCCGCGTCCCCGGGCGTGACGGTGTAGGCGTTGGCGTCGGTCCCGATCGGCGCGCCGTCACCCTGCCAGGCGTAGGCGTAGCCGGTCGGGGACCCGATCCAGTTGCCCATGGTGCAGGTCAGCACGTCACCGGCCTGACTGACGTGCGGCACGTCGACGTTGACCGGCGCCGACGTGCTCGCGTCGCCGGCGACCGCGACGCCCTGGTCGATCAGGGCCGCCGCTTCGTCGGCGGTGAAGGCGGCGACCTCGCCTTCCATGTAGCTGAGCGTTTGCGCCGTGAAGGTCACGACCGTGTCGCGCGGCGGCGCCCCGACATCGCCCGCCTCGACCGTCCTGGGTTCGACCGTCATGGTATCGTCCTCCTCAGTGTGGATCGGTGAGCGTCGGCGGCGCGTTCGCGCCGGTCGCCAGAGCGGGCCTGATGGCGGCGGCCTGCGACCACGTGGGATTGAGCGGCTGCGTCGTGTAGGGCGCGCCAACGGCCCCCGGAACGCCGGAGAAGGCCCAATCCTGCGTCAGCAGCATCACCAGCGATTGCAAATGCCGCATGTTGCAGTCGTGCTCGGCGATGACCCGGAACAGCGACTGGTCGCGCTGGAACGAACTGATCATGCCGGTGCCGTCGTTGTACGCGGCGACGTCGGACGCATCGACCACGACGTTGTAGGTATCGGCGATGACGAAGTCGGCCATGTCGACGAAGTAAATCTCGCTCGCCTTGGTGTAGGTCGTCATCACCAGATTGGTCGGGATTTGCTGCGTCAGCCGCACCGGATAGCCCTCCAGCATCCCGCGCGCCATTTCGTCCTTGAAATAGAACCCGCCAACGCTGTCGCGCGCCACCGAGATGAACCGGGCGACGGTCGGCGCCATGATCCAGGTCGGCCGGATCATCCGGCTCATGCCGTTCTGCAGTTGCAGGAGCGCGGCCGAGACGCCGGCCAGGATCGCGGTCACCGCGTCGCCCGGCGCCGGCACCGCCGGCAACGCGGTGACCGTGATCTTGTTCGCCGCGAGACAAAGCGACTTCATGCCGACCGGCCCCTTGTCGGTGCCGTCACCGCGCAGGAAGGCGAGGTCCTCGCGGCGCGCGACCGCCTGCACCAGATCATCGCGGACGATCTCTTCCACGCCGATCGGCGAGCGGCGGATCAGGTCGTTCGAGACCGGCACCATCGCGGTCAGCTTCTTCGCCACGAAGTTGACATCGTCGAACCGTTCCTGCGACGTCACGATGTCGTCGAGTTCGTTCTGATAGGCGGCGGTAGCACCACCCGCGAGACGCGGGATGGTCAGGTTGCCCATCGGCATCCCGACCTCCATGGGACCGGCGCCGCGCACCGCCGTCATCGCGCGCAGCAGTTCGATCAGGTCCGCCATGAAATCCTGCGGAATGAGCGCCCCACCTTCACCCGTGATGCCGGAATTGAGCGCGCGCGCCACGAGGTCGTCCCCGAAACGAGTGGTCACGAACTCGGCCGCTTTTTCCATCGACACGCGGTTGAACGTCGCGTGCATCAGGCCAAGCACATAGCGCGCGGCGTGGATGCCTCGCTTGTCCTTGATCCCGACGAACGGGTCCCGCTTCACCTGCGCGGGCGTGCGCACACCGCGCAGCCGGACGCCGCCGCGCGCGAGGCCCTTGTCGTCGTCGTCGCCCTCGTCGTCGTCGGTGCCATCGCTGGCGCCCTCGGCGGCGGCCGTCATCGCGGCGGCGACCGCCTGAAGGCGCGTGTCGATCGAGGCCAATGCGGCGGCGAGCCCGTCGAATGTCGTCTTGTCCTCGTCGGATACCGGCTTTTCGTCGTCGTCGCCTTCCTTACCGACGATGGCGGTCATCTTGCCGACGATCTCGCCGCGTTTACGGCTCAGTTCACGATGTCTCTCGGAAAGTCCCATGGTCGTGTTCCTATGCGCGGCGTCTGGCGCCCGCTGATTTGTGAGGGGGAACGTGCGGCACCGGATCGAGCGCGGGGCCGATCCTCGCCGTGGCCAGTTGGAGTTGCCGGCGAAGCCGGGCTCGGGCTCTTGCTTGTTCTTCGTTGAAAGCGGTCAGTTCCTCGCCGCTCGTTGGCGGCGTG